TGGACAAGAGTAACAGAATTAGGAACAGAAACAACAACTGGTGATTATGATGTAATGACACCTATTGCAAATGTAAGTAATGGAGAGTTTACTATTAATTCATCATTTGGAGATTATGGTAATTATGATTTTGATTTATTGTTTAACCCAACTGCTGGAACAAGTTTATTACCTTATGATGTAAGAATTACAGAAACAAATACTGGTAGTGTTACTATTGAAAATGGTATTGTAGGTTTATATAACTTTTACCAAAATCAAGATTTAGATGATGGTACTTACACAATAGATATACGTTCAGAGCAATTAGTTAGTTTTGCTGCTAATGGTATAAAATGGACAGCAGATGTAGAGGAAAGAGATGATGAACAACAAACATTAAGTGGTACGGTTTCATTTAGTAATGCGGCAACATTTTCTACAAGTGCAGTATTTGAATTTAATATAACACAACAGATACCTAAAATAAAAATCATAGACTTTTTATCTGGAATGTTTAAGATGTTTAACTTAACTGCTTTTGTTAATGATTTAGGAATTGTAGTAGTTAGAACATTAGATAGCTATTACGCATCTGGTTCACAAACACCAATTAACATAGATAAATATTTAGATACTAAAACATCAAAAGTAAATGTTGCTTTACCTTTTAAAGAAATAAATTTCAGCTATAAAGGTTTAGGTACATTATTAGCAAAACAATTTGAACAGATATTTAATTCTGGTTGGGGCTCTATAAGTTATAAATTAGACAATAGAATATATGATGCACCTACAGAAAACTATAAAGTTGAATTACCTTTTGAGCATATGCAATTTGAAAGACTGTATGATATAAACCCAAGTGGAACTGGAGCATCAACTACTTTTCAATATGGTTATTTTGTAGATGATAATTTTGAACCTTATTATGGTGAACCTTTATTGTTTTATCCTATTCTAAATAATGGTACATCAATAAGAATAAGAGATGAAGAAACAACTGATGAAAATGATATAACAAGATATTTTATACCATCAAACAGTTTGGCTTTAGATTGTTCTACAAGTAAAGTAAACATACATTTTCAAAATGAAATAAACGAATACACAGCAAGAGAAGCTGGTGACCCAACTTGTTTTACAGATACTTTATTTGAAACTAAATACAAGACTTATATACAAGATGTGTTTAATGAAAAAAGAAGATTAATAAAAGTTACTGCATACCTACCAATGAAAGTGTATTATAACTTACAACTAAATGACTTGATACAATTAGGACAAGATAGCTATAAGATAAATTCACTAACAACAGATTTAACTACTGGTAAAACAGAATTTGAATTACTAAACACAATATTATGATTAAGAATATAATTGACTTGCTCCAGGTTGTTGATGGTGAAACTGAAAACATAAGAATAGCACAAGGAAAATATAAATTAGCAGAAACACTTTCAGAGGGTGTTAAACAAACAAAAAGAAAGTTAAGATGGCACAAAAAATAGAAGTTGAATTTGAGTTAAAATACAAAGAAGCCGTTAAGAATTTAGATGAGTTTCAAAAGGAGTATGCAAAACTTGAAAAGGAAGTTGTAAGTGCTAATGAGAAAACTGCTGAAAGTTTAGAAGCAGTAGAAAAAGGTGCAAAGGATAGTGCAAAGGGTGTAAAAAAAGTTGGTGTATCATTAAAAGGTCTTGCTGCTGCAACTGGTATTATATTCGTATTACAAAAAGCATTTGAATTTGTAAGTAGTGCGGTACAAGAAAATCAAGTTGTAATGGATGGTTTAAACACCGTTTTTAAAACTGCACAAATAATATTTAATGAAGTACTTGATGTTATAACGGGTGTGTATGAAAGTGTAACATCTGCATCTGAAAACTTTGATGCACTTGGTAAGGTAATGGGTGGTTTATTAACCATTGCAATTACACCTTTTAAGGTTGCTTTTTATGGTATTCAGTTAGGCATACAAGCAGCACAGTTAGCTTGGGAACAATCTATATTTGGTGATGGTGACCCAACAACAATAAAGGCTTTAAATGAAAGTATTGCAGAAACAAAAGCTAATTTAAAAGAAGTAGGTGATGAAGCGGTACAAGCGGGAACAGATGTTGTTACAAACTTTGTTGAAGCAGTACAAGAAGCTGGGGCAATTGGTTCACAACTTGTTGATGGTGTAAAAGAAATAAGTGTTGAAGCTGCATTAGAAACAGCAAAGGCAAACCAAGCATTAGAAAAATCTGCTGAAATAGCTGCTGCACAAAGTAGAATACTACTTGAACAATTTGATAGACAAGCGGAGATACAAAGACAAATTAGAGATGATGAAACAAAAAGTATAGCAGAAAGACAAGCTGCCAACAATGAGTTAAATAATATTCTTGTAAAGCAAGAAGAAGAAATGACTAAAAACGCAAAATTAGTCAAAGCAGCAGCACAAGCACAATTTGATTTAACTGGTAAAACAGAAGATTATGTTGCGGTGTTAGAGGCAGAAGCAGAAATACAAGCGGTTGCTGCAACGGTAACGGGTTTTAAATCTGAACAACAAACCAACGCAAACGCATTACTAAAAGAAGCAACAGAACTAACAAATGCACAAGCAGAAAGTGAAAGTTTATTATCTATTGCCAAAGAAAGATTAGCAGCAGAAGAAATAGAAAATGAATTAGCAAGGCTTGAAAGACTTAAAGAAATTGATGAGTTAGAAAAAGAACAAGAAACTATAAGACTACAAGCTATAGTAGACAATGCAAAAGATGGTACACAAGCAAAGGTAGATGCAGAAATAGCTTTAAATGATTTTAAACAACAATCGGGTGAACAAGATGTAGCAAGAGAAAAAGAAATATCTGCTGCTAAAATAGAAATAGCACAAAAAGAAAAAGATGCTAAACAAACTGCTTTAGAGGGTTATGCAAGTGCATTAAGTAGTATATCAAGTACTTTAGGACAAGAAACACAAGCTGGTAAGGCTTTAGCTATTGCATCATCTTTAGTAAATACCTATGCATCAATAACAGGTTCTTTGAAAGCATTTAGTGGTGTACCTGTACCGGGTTATGCTATTGCACAAGCTATTGCAACGGGTGTAGCTGGGTTTGCAGCGGTTAAAAAGATTGCAAGTGTACAAGTGCCAGGTGGCAGCGGTGGTGGTTCAAGTCAAACTGGTTCATTACCTACAGTACCAACTCCACCAGCATTTAATGTAGTGGGTGCAAGTGGTGAAACACAATTAGCAGATGCAATAGGTAGCCAAACACAACAACCTACAAGAGCATATGTAGTAAGTAATGATGTAACAACTGCCCAAGAAATGGATAGAAACATTATTGAGGGTGCAAGTATCTAAATGCAAAATTAAAAACTAAACACGTTATATATTTATGAAGATAATAGAACTTATTTTAGATGAAGAACAAGATGATATTGGAGTAGATGCAATTTCTATTGTAGAAAGCCCAGCTATTGAAAGTGATTTTGTTGCTTTAAAGAACCAGGAAATTAAGTTAGCAGAGGTAGACAAAGAAAAGAAGATACTAATGGGTGCTTTGTTGATACCTAATAAGCCTATTTACCGCAACGGTGGTGAGGGTGAGTATTATATATACTTTTCAAAAGATACTATTGTAAAAGCATCTCAAATGTTCTTACAGAATGGTAAACAAAGCAATTCAACATTAGAACACAACCAAGCATTAAATGGTTTAACATTGGTTGAAAGTTGGATAGTAGAAAGCAAAGAACAAGACAAGTCTGCAATGTATGGTTTAGATGTACCAGTTGGTACTTGGATGGGAAGTGTAAAAGTAAACAATGATGATGTTTGGAATGAGTATGTTAAAACAAATAAAGTTAAGGGTTTTTCTATTGAGGGTTACTTTGCAGATAAAATGGAAGCACCTAAAGAAAATGTTGAAGAACAATTAAGTGAAGAATTATTAAGTAAAATTAAATCTATATTAAATAAATAAGTATGAAAAGTAACATTGAAAAAGTTTATAGCAAACTACCAAAAACAGAATTAGCAAAAGTTGAATTGGGTATAGCAGATGATTTAAAGAAATATACTAAAGGTTTTGATAAATATAAAAATGAGGGAGATGGTTTAGTAAAAAGGTCAGAAAGACTTTTATCAGAACTTAAAGAAACACAATCAGCAATTTACAAATGGTCAGATGTTGGTGAAAGCATATCAAAAGATATTATATCAGATATGAATAAATTTGAAAAAGCTGCAAAAGAAATAGGTGTAGACCCTAAATCTGTTAAAGAGTATGTCCAAGCAGATAAAACATTTACAGACTTTGCAAAACTTGAAAGAGAATACCAAAAAATTGCCAAAGGTTTAATAAAATAACAAATGCAAAGAAACAACAAAAATAAAACATTTATACCAAGTAGAACATCACCTACTGGCGGTGGACGTGCTTGTTTATGTTGGGATACCAAAAAGTATTCTATCTCTTGTTGTGATGGTTCTATGCAAGCACAAGGCATAGGTGTAATAACAAGAACAGACTGAAAACGCAAATTTTAATTTAATAATCGTTATATAAATAGTATGAAAGCAAATGAAATGTTAAACGAAATAAAAACACTTTTAAACATCGAGGTTAAACTTGAAGAACAAAAGTTAGAAAATGGTACTGTAGTAAGTGCAGAAGCATTTGAAAAAGGTAAAGAAATATTCATTGTAACAGATGATGAGAAAGTAGCAATGCCAGTTGGTGAGTATATCCTTGAAGATGGTAGACTATTAGTAGTTGAAGCAGAGGGTGTAATTGCAGATGTAAGAGAGGTATCTGATGAGGTACCAGCCAAAGAAGAAGAAACTGAAGATTTAGAAGAAGAAGTAAAAGAGGAAATGTCTTATGCTACTAAAGAAGAATTAGCAGAGGTTAAAACAATGGTTGAAGAAATCAAAGCTATGTTAGAACCTAAAGAAGAAATGAGCGAAGAAGTAAAAGAAGAAATTGTTGAAGAAGTTAAAGAAGAACTTTCAGCAGTAAAACCAATTAAACACAATCCAGAAGCAAGTACACCACAAAAGAAACAAGTACAATTTGCCAAAGGTAATTTTAACACAACATTAGATAGAGTATTAAGTAAATTAAACAAATAAAAATGAATAAAAGAAACGTAAATTTAGCAACTACAACTAACATCACTACTACTTATGCGGGTGAGTTTGCTGGTGAGTATATCGCAGCAGCTTTATTATCTGCATCAACTATTGATGATGGTGGTTTAACAGTAAAGGCAAACATTGCTTTTAAAGAAGTAATTAAGAAATTAGCTACAAGTGCAATAGTACAATCTGCATCTTGTGATTTTGACCCACAATCAACTATCACACTAACAGAAAGAATTATTGAGCCAAAAGAACTACAAGTAAACCTACAACTTTGTAAGTATGATTTCGTAAACGATTGGGAAGCACAATCAATGGGTTATGGTCTTGGTCAAACACTACCACCAAAGTTTTCTGATTTCTTGATTGCACACGTAGCATCAGAGGTAGCACAGAATACAGAATTTTGTATCTGGCAAGGTGATACTGCGGCTGGTTCTAATAACTCTTTTGATGGGTTTGAGAAACTAATTGCAGCATCAGCAGCAGCGGGAGATATTCCAGCAGCACAACAAGTTGCAGCAGTAGCGGGTGGATTGTTATCTACAAACATCATAGACGAACTTTCTAAAGTAGTTGATGCAATACCATCTGCACTATACGGTAAAGAAGATTTATTCTTATACATCGGAACTAAAGCAGCTAAACTATATGTACAAGCACTTGGTGGATTTGGTGCAAATGGTTTAGGGGCAAATGGTGTTGCTAATATGGGAACACAATGGTGGAACAATGGAAGCCTAACAGTAAACGGTGTAAAAATCTTTGTATGTCCAGGAATGAGTGACAACAAAATGTATGCAGCACAACGCTCTAACTTATACTTTGGAACTGGTCTTTTAAATTCAACAAACGAAGTGAAAACTTTAGATATGGCAGATTTGGATGGTAGTAACAACGTGAGAATGATAATGAAATTCACAAGTGCAGTACAATTCGGAATTGCATCTGATTTAGTAGAGTACGCATAATCAATTAATTAATCAACAAATTAGGGTAGGTGGAATATATCTGCTTACCCTTTTTTTTTAAAACATAAAAAACAATGGCTTGTACATTAACAACGGGTAGAAAACTACCTTG